GCACAGACTCTGCAGGTTGCTATCTGCGTCTGTTCCGCCATGCGCTTTCGGGATGATGTGGTCGACGGTTTTCGCCTCGCTCACCACACCGACACGCAGACACAACTGACACAGACCTTTATCGCGCTTCAGAATACGGGCACGAATCACCGTCCATTTTGAGCCATAGCCACGCTGGTGGCGGCTCAGTCCGCGCTGGTGCTGCACCCAGCCTTCACCGCGATGCTTATCGCAGTAACCCGAACTGTCTGTTGTTGTGCCTGCACATCCACGCTTACGACAGGCGCGGGGTATTCGTGATGGCATTGGAATCTCCTTAATACCGGCATTATCGCAGCCCCTCACTGAAGGGCTGCTGTAATGCCTGTTACTCAGTAACAACTGCGCCTTCCGGTAATTTCATACCGGCAAATACCGGACAGCCCGGATGGCGATCATCTTCTGTTGCTTCCAGCATTGACTCACCAAACCACTCCGTTGTGGCGCGACCATCAGCTGCTTTGTAGTGGATCAAGTACTGGTTTTCGCCATCCGCATACTGCGCGCGGGCTTTAACCTCACCCCATTCATCACTGATGCGCATCTCCACCAGTTGAGACAACTCAAACATAAACGGAGCAGCATCAGCACCAATTACAATCGGTTTGTTTTCTGTTTTTTCCATCATCGTCTCCTGATATCGAAGCCCGTCGCCGCACCGGGCACTGTTCAACATTTGAGTATTCGCGGCGACAGAAAGAATTTATTTTATTGAATAGCCACAAACACAGAATTTCATGCTTTCCGGACGCTGGCGCATCCTTCATTTTTCAGCAAAATATTTTGCTTTTACAGGTGATCAGTTCTGCAGACACTGCCGAACACCGTCGACAATTTCACAGACCTGAGAAGCTGTATCGAAAAGCTGGCGCGCTTTATCCAGGCTGACGCATCCCACCAGGAAAAAAGGCACCAGTATCGCTACCAGTGCCCATTTCGCCGCCGTTCGCGGCATTCTGTGTGTCCAGTGCTTTCGGCTCATAATTTTGCAATTCACTTGATACAATCCCCGCTGAACTAAACGCAAAAAGGAGTGTTCATGACTAAAGAGCAACTGGAAGTAATTGTCGCCTTAATCAGCAGCCAGCAAATGGCTCTGACTCACCTCTCACTAAAAGTCGCAAGCCTCACTGGCTGCGACAAGCAGGAGCTAGCCAATTCATTCCTTCAGGAGGGTGAACGCCTGCTAACCAGACACAATGGCAAGCTCGCCAATGTTATTTTCAGCCAGATTGCCAGGGGTATTGAGGCAGGCGAGGAACAATCACAAGAGAACATCAGAGGAGAGATTAACGGACTACTTCATTAAATATTGCCATAATCTCTGACTGAATTTGCTCAAAAAATGACAATTCGGTTTTTGTGCCAGCCGCTGCATTTGCCGATGCTGCGGCTTTTTGTTTATTTTTTTTCAAAACATTCTCCTGCAGAATAAAAGCTGTCATCGTTTCAACTGAAAGTGAGGTCCGTCTTTCAGTGTTTTCCAGTCCCCGCCCCATTCGATGGCGGTTCCCAGCTCTGCGGCAGCCTGCTTAAATGCCTGCGCGATTTTCTCGTACAGAGGCCAGTCCCATGACACCTGGCTGCCAACATAAGCCACAACATCCACAGCATCACCGGTCAGGTGGCGGCTGTTCATGGTCTGGCTCTTACCTTCTGCAACCAGCTGTTTCTGGCGATACTTACTGCGCAGACCTTCCGTAATACCGAAATCAACCTCCGTCAGCTCCAGCGCACGGCGAACGACAGCAACCAGCTGTGGTTTGACGCCCTCCAGATTTTTTTCGCTACGACGACTGAATCTGAATTTACCCGACATATTCACCTCAACAATGGAAAGATTTTTGTGACATTCCCGCGCGCGCGTATCACCAGCACGCAGAACAGCAGATTAAAAAACACTTCCAGCCAGCCCGTTGCTAACGGGCGACCACACAGATAGCTGAGGGGCGCAAAGGCATACAGCAGCATCAGCAACCAGGCCAGCCATGACATCAGCGGTTTATGCCTGGAATCACGGCGACGATAAAAAAAGAGCGTCAGCACGATAACCATGCATAACGCCACATTCAGTAATCCGGGAAGGTTACTTAACATTGCCGCCTCCTCCCCCCCGCAGGCGGGAGAACAGGCCGGACACCAGCGATGCAATATCCTGCTGGTGGATGAACGAGAGAATCTTCACCGACACCACTGACACCAGTACTGCACACAATGCGTCAACAGGCGCACTGTCAAATCCTGTGTGCTTTACCAGCCAGACAGCCAGAACCTCTGCGCCCAGCACGCCGATAATGAACGACACCAGAAAATGCGCTGCCACACGCCAGGCTGAAAGCGTCTGTGGCATCGTTGCCACAAATAACGCCCCGGCGAACGCACCAAACACAATCCCGAAATCCGTTCCGGTAAACAGCCCGTACACCGTCGCCCCGCCGAGCGCCGCAGCCGTGCCGGAACCGGATAAGGGTTCAGACATACTTTTTCTCCTGTAAATAAAAAAGGGCCACCAGCGGCCCGTAAAAAACACCCCGTCAAAGGCACCCGCAGATGCCTTTTGCGCGGCGTTATTTGATGTGATATACGCCGGGTGTGGCGAGGATATGAAAAGGCCCGCCGTAGCGAGCCATGAAAAAAATGAATAAAAAAAACCGCCTAGTGCGGCGGTTAAGGATGTATTTCCAGGTTTTGCTTAGTACGCGATTAATCTCAACGTTATTCTGAGCGATGCTTACAACATCGGAATGATGCATTACCAGCCCCTGCCAGAGACATTGCAAATCTCTACCAATAATGCACCATTCCGGTGGCGTAAAAAATGGCACTGGTGCTGCAACAGATATCTCTCATTACAGTACAGGGCGAGGTAAGGAGTCAGGAAAAACGCCCCACATAAAATGTGTCAGTGCCTAAACACAACCTAGTATCTATCGTCCTCTGCTGGAGCGGGTAGCGGGAATCGAACCCGCATCATCAGCTTGGAAGGCTGAGGTAATAGCCATTATACGATACCCGCATATGGTGCCGACTACCGGAATCGAACTGGTGACCTACTGATTACAAGTCAGTTGCTCTGCCTGCTGAGCTAAGTCGGCACTGGCCCGCCACCGAGGACTCGAACCTCGCACCATCAACTTAGAAGGTTGATGCTCTATCCGGATGAGCTAGTGGCGGCTGGTGGCCCTTGCTGGACTTGAACCAGCGACCTGGCGATTATGAGTCGCTCGCTCTGACCAACTGAGCTAAAGGGCCTGCCCATTGCATCATTGCTCTGGCGCAGCGCAATAATACGAATACCCCGGACGCTTTCAATAAAAATGCTCGTCAGCAATTGTAAATATACATATATATTTTTATTATTCCGGAATTATAAGAAATAACACCATACACAATTAACAGATATTTTTTATTTCAGTTACAGTCTGATTAAATCTCTCTTCTTCCAGTTCCACGCCAATCGCACGGCGTCCCAGTGAAAGTGCTGCTTTTATTGTTGAGCCTGAGCCCATGAAAAAATCAGCAACCAAATCACCCGGACGGCTGCTGGCAGTAATTATCTGGCGCAACATATCGGCTGGTTTTTCACAGGGATGTTTGCCCGGATAAAACTGCACGGGTTTATGCGTCCAGACATCCGTATAAGGAACAGCTGCCGATACGGAAAAATAACGCCGCAGGGATTTGTACTCTTCCAGCAAGCTGGCATATTGCCGGTTCAGTTCACTGTATGTGCTTACCAGTTGGCGGTGTGGCTTTTCCAGTTCCCCGCGCTGATGTTTTTCTGCCGCAACACGCGCAAACAACGCCTGCAATTTGTTGTAATCACCCTCGTTCGGTAACTGCCACTGACAGATACCAAACCAGTGCGAAGCCATGTTTTTCTTTCCGGTGGCTTCCGCTATCTGTTTTGACGTTATTCCCAGTGATTCACGCGCATCACGAAAGTAAGAAATCAGCGGGGCCATGACGTGCTGTTTTAGCTCGCGCCCCTTTGCCGCATAGCCGTCATTTTTGGGTTGGTATGGCCCCTGATAATGTTCTGCAAACAGAATGCGTTCTGTTGCCGGGAAATACGCCCGCAGGCTTTCCTTGTTGCATCCGTTCCAGCGCCCGGACGGCTTCGCCCAGATAATGTGGTTCAGCACATTAAAGTGCTCACGCATCATGATTTCGGTGTCAGATGCCAGACGATGACCACAGAACAGGTAGAGACTTCCGGCAGGTTTCAGTACCCGCCAGAATTGCGCCAGACACTGATCCAGCCATTTCAGGTAATCATCGTCGCCCTTCCACTGGTTATCCCAGCCCTCGGGCTTCACTTTAAAGTATGGCGGGTCTGTGACTATCAGA